CAAATCCATTACCTTCCGCGTAATCGATCTTAGTTTCTACTCCAGCAGAGGAAACTCTAGAAACAATCTTAACATCAACTGTACTAGCACCACCCGTATCGTTAGTTACTCCAGTGATAATACCTTTTACATATCCAGTAAACACTGCTGTTGTTCCTGTGCCAGGAAGAACTCCAGTAACTGCTGCGGTAATACCCATACCAACTGTTGCACCAAATCCCGCAAGATTGGTAGTGGTAATTCCCAAAGTTTGATCTGCAAAATCATCAATATAACAAACCTTCAAGTTATTTGACCAAGAACCTGGATTCTTAGCGGCATATGTGAAGTCAGTTGCAGTATCGTAATTATTACTGTAATCGTCGTAATTTTTAATTTTCAGTGTAGTTGTGTTTGCAATTCCTACACCGGCATTAGCATTTTTTAAATCAGCATCGTCTGCTCTAACAACCTTAAGAACTCCACCATATGAAAGATAGGACGATGCGCTCATCCAGTATTCATAATGGGCATCAGATGTCTTGGGTTCCCCAAATACATTGAGTAAATCTTGCTCGGTTGGAATGTTCGTGACTTCTTCAACAGGTCCAATTTCAAAAGGTGCGGCAATGGCACCAATGTTATCTAGTACATTATCAGCTCTTCCTACTGTTAGGTCAACCTCCCTTATCAGAACTCCAGGAGATAATTGAGGAGTCGCCATGTTTTGATTCTCCGTGGTCTCAGTTTATCTTCAAATATTTATTAATAACTGACTTTTCACAGGGGAAACGAGACGTGAACTACCAATCTGGGTATGTCCAATCATTCTTACATTTTTTATTTTTAAGTATTCTTTTTATCGTACAATCTTTACATTCATATGAATATGAAGATACAACCGCACCCCTATCTTTTCTTGTTCTATAAAATCCATCGATTAAATTTTTTGTTATTCCACAAGTTCTACATTTTCTATCTTGTAGGAGTAAATGTCCTAATTTTATTTGCCCATCTAAATCCATTAACGATAGTCCCACATATATGACATGTCACCATATTCACCAACTGAAGCATTAGACCAACGATCACCTTGAGCATCAACAAAACTATCTTCACCTAATCCATCATTTAAAAATCCAAATGGTGCCATATCTTGTTCAATTTGATTTTTTTGTTCCTCGTATAATCTTTTACGAACATCCTGATCAGTTAATTCTTTGAAATAGTCCATCTGGACTAACCAGGCATAGATTACTAAACACATTGCAAGGTCATCATTACAACCTTCTTCTGCTTCAAATGAATTATGCTTTGAAATAAATGTTGTTAACTCTGATATTATTTCATAGTCATTGAAGATAAGTTTATCTTCCTCAATCATAGTTTTTAGATTAAGT